ATCAGATATGGCAGAAGGTATTACATATGGTTTAATATTTCCGTTTAATGATTCGGTGACCGGCGACTTCTTGGAGTTGAGTGAAACTCAATACCAACAAATAAGAAGTGACTTAATTCATCTATTATTAACTCGTAGAGGATCAAGATATTTTTTACCTGATTTTGGAACCCGTCTATATGAGTTTCTTTTTGAACCTTTTGATGGATTAACATTTGACTCAATCGAAGCGGATATCAGAGATTCAGTTCAAAGATACGAACCAAATTTATTAATCAATAAGATTACGATAGAAGAAGCGGATCCAAGTGAAGAAGTTCCTTTAGCTAAAGGAAGACCTGTTGTTGGACAATCAAGAGAAACTCCATTCAAAGTTCCGGGTAAAGGAACCTCGGAATATACTGCAAAAGTGAGAATAGATTTTACAGTTGATAACTTGGCGTTTGCTCAGAGTGATTTCGTGATCATCAATATTTAAGATTATATGGCAAGTAATAAAATATCATACGTCTCAAGAGACTACGAGAGTATTAGAGTAGAACTCCAAAACTATGTAAGAACCTATTATCCTGAGTTGATTCAGGACTTTAATGATGCTTCGGTATTCTCAGTATTTTTGGATTTGAATGCCGCTGTTGCCGACAACCTACATTACCATATTGATAGAAGTATTCAGGAGACCGTTCTTCAGTACGCACAACAACGATCTTCAATATACAACATTGCAAGAACATATGGTTTAAAAATACCTGGTCAAAGACCTTCAGTTTCTTTAGTTGATTTTTCTATAACTGTACCGGCTTTTGGAGACAAAGAAGATGAAAGATATCTTGGTGTTTTGAATCGTGGGTCACAAGTCTTTGGCGCGGGTATCGTTTTTGAAAACCAAAATGATATAGATTTTTCTTCGCCATACAATGGTTCAGGATTTCCTAACCGTTTAAAAATACCAAACTTTGATGCTAATGGAAACTTGGTTAATTACACCATAACTAAACGAGAGTTAGTAACGAATGGTATTACCAAAATATTCAAGAGAGTCATCAATCCAAGTGACGTAAAACCTTTCTTTGAAATGTTTTTACCGGACAAAAACGTTTTAGGTATAACAAGTGTTTTACTCAAGAGTGGAACCAATTATACTAACGTACCTACCGCCGCTGAGTTCTTAGGATTGGCGAATAGATGGTATGAAGTAGACACATTAGCCGAAGATAGAATCTTTATCGAAGATCCGACAAAAGTTTCGGATCAACCTGGTGTTAAAGTTGGTAGATACATACAAACTAATGACAGATTTATAAGTGAATTTACCCCTGAAGGATTTTTAAAAATGACTTTTGGTGGAGGTGCAACCTCAGCCCAAGATCAGTTGAACTTATTTACAAATCTTGGAACTCCAATCAATATCCAAACTCTCACGAATAACTTTTCATTGGGTTCAACATTAGTTCCAAATTCAACATTGTTCATTCAGTACAGAGTTGGTGGTGGACTAGCAACTAACTTAGGTACCAACGTCATCAATCAAGTTGGTACAGTTTCCTTCTTTGTAAACGGACCCTCAGCAACAATTAATACCTCAGTTGTAAACTCCTTGAGATGTAACAACGTAACTGCAGCTATTGGTGGTAGTAACGCTCCTTCAACTGAAGAAGTTAGAAACTATGTAACTTATAACTTCGCAGCACAAAACAGAGCGGTAACAGTTAATGATTACAACTCATTATTAAGGAACATGCCTTCAGTTTTCGGTGCACCAGCTAAAGTCGCCATCACTGAAAATAATAATAAGATTGTTATTAGTCTCCTGTCTTATGACACCTCAGGTGCATTAACAAGTATTGTTTCAAATACACTTAGACAAAATATTGCAAACTACCTTTCAAACTACAGAATGATGAATGATTACATTTCTGTAACAAGTGCTGAGGTTTTGGATCTTGGAGTCGATGTGTCTGTGGTTTTAGATGCCACACAAAACTCAGGACAAATTGTAACGGATATCGTAAACAGAATTGCAGACTATTTCAATCCTCAAGTTAGAGAACTCGGACAAAATGTTTATATATCGGAACTTAGAAGTATTCTCCAAAACTTAACAGGTGTAATCACAGTCACTGATATGATATTTCAAAATAAAGTGGGGGGTCAATACTCTTCGGCAGAAACCTCGATGCCTTACTCAGATCCTGAACAAAAAATTATACAATCTGTAGACGATACTTTGTTTGCACAACCTAACCAAGTTTATCAAGTTAGGTATCCACAAAAAGACATTAAGGTAAGAGTTAAGAACTTCCAAAACGTTTCCTTTTCTTAACTTTATTATATCCACAAAGGGGGTATATTTTCTAAGATAGGGTTTTTAGAAAAAACCTGATTAACTATTTATGAAAAAAGCCTTTGATGGGAAAGTCGTATAGGATTAAAACCGACATCGGTGTCGATAAGAACATTTCACTTCAGTTAGATCAAGATTTTGAGTTTCTTGAGATACTGTCCTTGCAAATTTCTCAAAATGACATCTACACAAAAAACTGTGCCGACTATGGAGTTGTGGTTGGTAGGGTTGTTGCCAATGGTGGACTTGGTATTCCAAATGTTAAGGTTTCGATTTTTGTTCCAATCACAGAGACCGATTCTCTGAACGAAGAGGTTGTTGCAATTTATCCATATGTAAATCCTAACGATAAAAACGATGATGGTTATAGATATAACTTGTTACCTTACACACCATCTTATCCAAATCATGCTGCCACAGGAACTTTCCCAACAAGAGGGGACGTACTGAAAGACCCTTTAGTTGCTCAGGTCTACGATAAGTATTATAAGTACACGGTCAAAACAAATGAGAGTGGAGACTACATGATCTTTGGTGTTCCACTTGGACAACAAACTATTTTCATGGATTTGGACTTGAGTGATATTGGTGAGTTTTCACTTACCCCTCAAGATTTAATAAGACTTGGATTAGCCACAGACGCTCAGGTGGCAGGAAATACGTTCAGGTCTTCACCTGATTTGGATACACTTCCACAGATTGTAAGTTTTCAAAAAACATTTGAGGTAAACCCATTTTGGGGTGATCAAAGTCTTTGTCAAGTTGATATCTCGAGAGTGGATTTTGATTTGAGAGATGAATTGAACATTGATATTCAACCCACGTCAGTTTTCATTGGGTCGATGTTTTCAACTATCGATAAGTATCGTATCGCGGCACCGAAAAATAGGAGTAACAGTGCACCATTAATGACCTCAGCGGGTTGTAAACCAAAAGACAATTTAGGTAACTTATGTGAGTTGACACCGGGTCCCGGTCAAATACTCGCCGTGAGACAAACTATATTTCAAGATAGTTTAGGTAGACCCATATTAGAGCAGTATAGGTTAGAAAACTCAGGTAATGTCATCGATGAAAATGGTACTTGGATGATCGAAGTTCCTATGAACATGGATTATGTTACAACCGCTGAGGATGGAACAAGAATATTTTCTAATGACCCAAAGGTGGGAATACCAACAAAAGGTCGATATAGATTTAAAGTTAAATGGGACCAGTCACCATCACAAACTGAACAAATTAAAAGACCATACTTCTTAATACCAAACGTTAGGGAGTATGGGTGGAGTACAAGTGTCTCGGATCCCATATATCGGCCAACTGATCCAACATCGAGTAAAGATTTACAATCGTCCTATTATTTCGGACTTGATTGGAGTGGTTATACAGAAGCTTTTTCTACTTTGGTCTCTAATGAAAAGTTACAAAATGCGTTAAATTGTGAAGACACGTTTTATGAGTTTTCATATAATAAAGTTTACACTGTTTCATCATTATTAGATCAATACAAACGAGGTCTAAATCGGGGTAGATTTATTGGTATCAAAGAAATTGATAATAATGATTGTGCTTCTACCGTGAATAAGTTTCCTGTCAACGAGGGATTCAAAAACTTCGACACACAATTTTTTCTTTTTAGTATTTTACTACAGATCTTTCAGATTATTTTTCCACCCTTACTCATTGCTTATCATTTTATTGCATCTATCAGACAACTTCTAAGAATAATCACAGGTGTCTTAGGTGTTGCGCTAATAGTATTCGCTGGTATTCTTTACGTTTTAGCCGGTGCTCTCGCAATACCAACTTTTGGTATTTCAGTTGCGGGTATTGGTGCGGCGGCAAAACCATTTTTGATAAGTGGTATTCTTTTACTCTCATCTTCGATTCTTATAAGTATAATCAAGTTTAAATCTTTTGGTTTATCGATGATTACTTATCCTGAATGTAATTCTTGTCCTTGTGGTTCTGATGGTAATGATGATGATTCTTCACAAGTAGGTGCGGGGCTTTTGACGCCAGTTTCTTCATCATATTATTATACAGAAAAATTGGTGTCAGATGGTAACAACTTTCCAACTGATATTAAATTTGGTGATGACGGCCAATATTCTGATGCAAACGTGGGGTCAGCATCCTTAGCGATAAGTAGTACACTTGGCACTATTACAACTAATGCTAATAACCTCACAGAGTTCAAAACTACATTATCTGATTTTGTTAGATTACCTGATGACACAACTACAATTGGGATTCCAAAAAAAATGTTTACATACTCAAATGAATTACCATTGGGTGCGAGAATCAACTTATTCAACACAAGAAAAAAATATTTTGATGGGTTAAATAAAATTAGTGTAAGTTTTGATTCTAACTCAAACCCCTTCTCAAAACACTTTGACAATACCCTTTCTGTTTTAGCGATAACTAAGTTTGAACCAGGAACTTTATTAACTTTTGTTTCTTATAATAAGAGTAATGATTTAAATTTCTTCAAACCATTTGTACCAAGTCAAAATGGTTTTAACTTCCAAGAGTCTTTTGATGACCGTGTCGGGATTTCAGGTACAACAAAATTACCGACAGGTGGATCTATGGTTGTAAACTATGCAACTACTCAGACCACATCATTAAGTCAAACCTACGTTTTATCTTCAGGTTCGACAGGAACAACATATTCATATCCAATGGATGTTGAATATTATCAAGTAGTTACCGCACTAACTGTTACGGAATATGCGAACTTAGTTGCCAACAATACCGATCCTAATACGTTGTCCAACCTAATCCTTAATGCGGAGATGGATGTCAAGTACGATATTTCTTATGGACCTGACGGTACAATACCACTTAAATTTTCAGATTATTTTACTGGTTATGATGATCAGTTTGTAACCATCATCCAAAGAGGCGTAGACCCTTACTCACCAACTTATGTCAACAAATATGGTTTGGGTAAATTGTTTGGATATCAAAACGAAGATGATTTAATTGTTACAGGTAAAACTAGATTAAACATACCAATACAACCTTTGACTTCTTCTGAAGCTAACGTTCAATCTGTGCAAAATCTTGGTACCCAAAATACCTGTTTTTACCCCTCTTATTTTTTTGAACCCGGAACTGATTACAGTGCCTTCACTACAACCGCTATTGGATATTACAGTGCTTTGGATTCCTCAACCGATCTTTCTGAATGGATAAGCCCAGGTGGAAATGGATTATTAACTGCTCTTAACGGGTGGTTTGACAGACCTGGTGCTAATAATACCACGGGTAATGTTAAACTATTAACAAGTAAGGATTCAAACAAAACTTTTAATCCTACTGGTCAGTTGAACATTAGTGATAGGTATTATGATACCTATGAAGATGTATCTGGTGCTGACTTTTATTGGATGGAAGGTAGTGGTAACAATCGTAACAATTTTAACTGTTCTTATCTCGGAGTAGTATACTACCCAAGAGCGGTTCAAAATCCAACACTTTTGTCTAATAAACAAAGAAATGTTTTAAGAACAGATAGACTTCCTTCTTCAGATGGATTTGAAGGTGCTGTTGTACTTGGAGAAGAGTGGTATAGTACATCAGCAATACTACAACAGAACACTAACTTCCAAGTGTATATAACATCTTCAGGTGGTTTTGAACCTATAACAGGAACATTAGAAGCTGTTGGTGCTGACATTGTACCACCCGATATTGAAGATCAAGATGCTGTCGACAATGTTTTAGATACTTTCACTTGTAATACTATGGTTCCATTGGCTTGTTATGAAGGTGAAGGGACTAATTTTAATGTGGATACAAATTGTAAAACCGCCGATCTTGTAAAAGGTGGGTGTTACAGGTTTAGAGAAGGTACTCCAATAACAACTTTGGGAAGAGACCTTAGATTGTTTTCTGAATGGGGATTACGTTACAGATTCTTTTATGCGCTATGTAGAGGGGTTTTGTCTCAAACATTTACAAACAACTGGGTAAATGGAAGTTTATTTGCTATTCCGTTCCAAGTGAGAACATTTTATAAACCAAATAATACCATTGATGAGGTTTTATATTGTAAAGAAACTTTTTACTATAATGATGAAAGTAACAACTTCTATATCAGAAGCAGCCCTTATAGTGCCTCAGAAGGAAAGTTTATAGGAAAGTTTGCATCTATCACAACAGGATCAGTTAATGATTTAAATTTGTTGTATCCAACAACGATTATTGACTTGGGTCCAAAAAGTGATGTGTATTCCTTCACAACTTTAGATCCTCAAAATAAGGGATTTGTTATTAATCAATTATCCCCAACAAGTGCGGGAGATCAAACGGATTTAGTTAACTTATTTGTTATCTCTAGAATTACAAGTAAAAACTTTATACTTACAAATCTATTATCAGTAGTTGGGCTCGGAGGCGCAAATCTTGCGATTAACAGTTTGTTCTCAAGAGATAATTTTCAGAATCTGTTATTTCCACAACTAAGAGTTGATGGTGATTTAGCACAATTGATGTCAATCAATTCGGAGTTTGGTAGTGTCAAATTTTCACCTGAGGTATACAATAACTCTCAACAAACATCAAACCCACCGATCTACTTTATCAATACACCAGAACAAAGTATCTTGGGTGTATTCTTTTCTTCGACAACTGAAGACCTTCAATACAAAGATTTTATAACACCTGGTAGAATACTATTCAGACCAAATAATAGCACAAATGCGATACCTTTCGTTTATGGTTTAAAATCTCAAACTGTTCCATTCTATAGATGGTCGCTTAGTCAACCTAGTAATTTACCGAATATATTTGGTAGCCAACTCAACAATTGGTCTACAGGAACCTCAGACATATTTAGTTGGAAATATCAATCTTTAGATAGACTTAAGACTAACCAAGCAAGTTATTTCATAGGTTCCAACACTCAGTTGAATGATACTTACGCACGTGGATATATTTTTAATGTTGATAATAATGGGTTGAACTCATTAACAAGTGGAACCTATCCTGACAGGTTCTTGGTTGGCGCACCAAACCATTTTTACTTTGGTTTGATAAACGGTGCGACGGCACTTGATAGATTCAGACAAAAATACTTGGCGGATGAATAATCAGTACACTATAACACCTTCTAAGTTACAGTTTAAATCGGCACCTATTGTTGATCAAGTAATTTCTATTGATTTGAATCAGACACAAGAGGAGTTGATTCAATTTGTTAGAAATACAAGTCTTAATCTTGCACAACTTTACAATGATGAAAGACAGGTATCTTTCACTTTCAGACCTACCTTCAAAGTTCAATATGTATATGATAATACTTTGACGGGAACTACAAATTACTCACCCTTTAGGAATAACCTGTATTATTTTGACCCTGTAAACTCTGTGGGTAGTGGTGTTTGGAAAGGGTTCCCACAGTATTATGAATTTGATTTTTACAGAGAACAAACTAATAACAGACATTTCCCTTACACCCCTGAGAGTGCCTACACCTATAACTGGACTTATTATTTAACCTATCCCGCAGAGAATAATGGTAATAGTCCTATGTCAGTAAATTATCAAAATCAAACAATAAATTGGGTTGCTCAAGATGGTATCCCATTTATACTGAACAATTCATTTGAAGGTGGTGCAACAATACTATCCTTTCAATGTATGATGGGCCATGGATTACAACCTGGTGAATATGTTGAGTTGTCATTTGATTATAGTGGTGATAAAATATTTGAAGTTTTTTCTTTGGGTAATGGACAATATGGTAGTTCCAACTTTGTATTTAACATTCTAAATAATGGATTCACGGGAAATACCTTTTTCCAAGGTAGAACAGGAACTTTCAAAAGAATTTTAAACCCAAAAAATCTTTTGGAAACTAAATCCAAGTATTATGTTAGACGTAATAAAATAATCGTCAATGAAAACGATATTAATGTGTCAAAAGTTGGGTTTGAGTTAAATCCATTTGGTAACGAAAAACAACTTGAACTTTCAAGTTTAACACCAAATAATATTACGAGAGTATCCCAAAAAACTTCTTCTTTGACTTATGATTTTACAACAAAAAAAGATGTCATATTATCGGGATTAACAGACAACCATAACAGACCCGTTTCACAGTTATTTTTATCTATTATAAATAAGGGTTATGCGGGTTACTTTAACAAATCATTTAACGGAGTTGGGCTTAAACAGGGGTGGGGTTTTAACCTTCAAAAAACTGTGAGTACTTGGTGGGATGATTTTAATCAAAACTCTTTTACCAACATACCTGTTGATTCTTATACAATTTTCCAGCAACCTTATACATTTTACTACAATAGAGTTTTAAATGTTGGTGATCTTATTGATGGTGATTATTGTGAATGGAATGATTACAACCAAACCGAAAGAGTGATTTCGCCTTATGTTCAAAAGATAAAGTTCAACCAAGACAACTTTAAAACATCAAGCCCATCATCGTCCAATGCAATGGGGTATTATTATCTACCTCATATTCCAATCACATTGAGAGTATTTTCTGATTATGTGGAAACCGCACCTACAATTCAAGTTGAGAATATTCCGAACTATTCGTTCTTTTCACAAACGGATCAAGAGTTTAGATGGAGAGAACCATATCTCTATGGTGAGTTTGACAATCTCAATCGTGGTGTTAATTACCCATTTTTAAATAAAGCACATTATCCTTATCGTGATTATGTGTTTAGACTTATTCCTGAAGGAACTAATTATCAAGATATACTTGGTGGTATTGATCTTACGGTACAACCATTAATAGACGACTGTGAATAAGATTGAACTAAAACTTCCCCGAACAAATCAAGGATTGAGTATTCCTATAATGCTTGACCCTGAAAATGAAATCATTGAGGTTGAGAATAAAATACAAGCCGAAATTGCTGGTGGTGGAATAGATTTCGAAACAGATCGTTTTAGCCACTCAGGAACAACTAACCCTGTTAGTGGACAAGTGGATACCAGTGTAAACTATGAGTTTTACTTTTTCTCGGGTCAGACTTTAGATGAAGTTCAAAATAGTAACAGTTGGATTTTGGATTACAGGAGTGAAGGATTCACAACTGAAGAAGTATATTATTTTAGTCAAAGATTCACTAAAAGTTTTTTCAAGTTGGACTTTTAT